CCTAGAACCTTATCACGGTTATCATTATCTGCTTTCTGTTGGGCTGCTTCACGTAGAGAGCCTACTTGACCATCGAGTGCATTAGCAATACCTGTTGAGTCAAACTGCGAACCAAACTGTTTAGTGAGAGCGTTAACATCAAATGCATCTACACCCTCTTCATCAAGCCTACCTATGTCAGATAAGATTCCAGCAGTGTTTATATCTGCTTGAGTTTCATACTGACGATTCTGTTCATCTGTAACAGATTGGGCAGCCTGTTGAATAGAATTAATACCAGAAGCAATAGTATCACTAGCCCCTGCAATCAAGCTATTACCTGAGTTACTAGACTGCCCCAAGTTTTTCCATGTAATTGGCATGATTAACCTCCTATACTAGTTTTAGCTGCTTTGTTAGCAACAACACGTTCATTACGTTCACTGGCACGTCTATCATACTCGCCCTTCTGTATATCAAATTGGTCTTGCCATTGTTTGTTTGAGATTCGGTTTTGCTTTCTACCTTCACTAAGTTGTTGAAAACCTAGATAAGATTGTGCAACACCTGAGGCTGCTCCAATAGCAGCACTTCCCCAACCTTGTCCTCCTTTGGCATTACTAAAGAAACCAGAGAACATTCCCTCTTCTCCACCAGCTCCACCTATATTTAAGTCACTAGTAAGGATATTAGTAGAATCTCCTAAATCATTTGAAGTGTTACCAAAGGCTTGTAAATTTGAACTAATATCCGCCATTCCTGGTATAGTTAGTTTTGTACTCTCTGAAAACGCATCAGTAAATGCTGTCATATTTCCTCCTAATTAAATGTCTAAACCACCACGGTCTGTGATGCCTTCTAATTGTAAATTTCTGTCTACAAAAAATTGAGTGTCTTGTAGTAGTAAAGCCCCGATATTACCTGTGTGAATCCTAGTATTAAAATATGCAGTAGGTGTTTCAAATTGAGTTTGAAGGGACGTGCTAAAGTCAAGAATAGCCATAGGGTCTAACATAGTGGATGTAGGGAATGCCTCTATCAACTCATCTAGTTCCGCCTGTTGTGCTTCCTGTTCAGCAAGTAACTCTTCATAATCGGACATAATAGCATGGCTTTCATTCTTGATATAGAAGTTTAATCCCTGTGTAAACCCTGACACCATTTGCACTGCGAGGTCTGCACTTATACTAGTAAAGTCCCCTTGAGATATCAGGTATATTGTATATACGAGTTGTAAGAATGCTACCTTCTCCTCCCCTATTACATCTATAAGCATCCCAATACCTATATTGATGATAGCCGTGAGTATAACCGCTACTATTAATGTACTAATTGCAGCAGCACTTGCTGATGTAATGGCCATAGCCCAAGTCATGATTTGCCCTGTCCCATCTCCTGACATAACCGTTATGACAGCAGCTACAATTATAATGAGGGCCTTGAATACTCCTGTCTGGTACCACTTAAGCTTTATTATCTCGATTGAGTTAAAACATATTCTTATAGAATCATTCATAACATCAGTTTGTCTAAGTATGGTCATTTCACTTAATACACCAATATGGATAGGTAAGTTAAAGTCATCGTTATCTTCAGATAAACTATCCTCTAAAGAAGTATCTATATGTTTGGTTTTATAAACGTAATTTACATGTTTAAGTCCTACAACACGTAGCTCAGTATACTCTGTAAGAGTTATTTGTTTACGCCAAATCATATAACTACGTTCATAAGCGTATTCATCACTCTCTACCCTTGGATTAATTACAGTTGATCTAGTAACTGTTTTAGGTTTACCAATGCTACCGGTAACTGTCTCAGTTTCAATGTAACTAAACCCAAGCTCTGTGTGGTAATTACCAATACCTTTTTCAATATTCTCCGACTCCTTAACAGTAATTCTATTCAGTGGAGGAGGAGGCTTGAATAATATTTCGGAAATCTCCCAGTTGTCATAATCCGCCTTAGTGTATGTCTGTTGTTGGGATAATCTAAAGAAGTAATTAAATAGATACTCCTGGGTAGATTTACTTTCTGATTGAACTGGAGCTACTATAACTAAATATGCATGGTCAACACCATCAATATCAGGGTTCTCCTGAATACCCGCACCTACTTTCTCGAAGTCAACTCCAATTTTCTTGAGTAGTTTTTTACTAGTATCAAAAAGAGGGTCCCCTTCATTAGGGGCACTTAAATCAACATTGTCTCTAATAAAAGGAACCACAGGAAAGTACTGGGATTCCTTAACTGTATCTGTTACAGCCAAAGACTCATACGTGGTATCTGTGGAAATGTAAAAGAAGTATTTCACTACCGTCTGTACAGTGTACCTAACATGGTAGTACCTTGCTGTAAGGGTAACACTAGGTACAGTGACCACTTCAGTAGTCAAGTCAGTGTAGTTTATACGTATATTGGAGTTATCTTCCCACTGTGTAGACTCAACAGTCTTAAGTACATCAAAATACTCCTCAGCAAAATAATTACTATCAGCCACACTGAATATTAGAGATTCCACTACCACTGGTTCCCCTTCAAGGATATCCAGAACTAACTTCATAGCATATGAGCTAGCATGTTTAAGTTCTGTAGACCCCTCAGGAAGTCCATGATGATATTGGTCCCTCCCATATTTATAATAAGACTTAACCTTCATACCTAACCCATTGAGAGCATTAGCATTAAGGTCATCACTTATAGACCTATCTTTTATAATAGATGTAAGGATAGACTGCCTTACAGTATCTGGGAGTTCTTCATGAATAGACACAGTGGTAGATTCTATGTATGTTTTCTTTTTAGAGAACATACCCATAGTTTAGGCCCCTATTCCTAATTTAAGTTTAGACATTACATTACCTACTTCAGCATCACTTAATCCTGCAGTTAATGTACTTACTTGTTCATAATCAGTAGATATACGAGTTATAAGAGTATCATTCATAATCTTAGCTGCCTTCTGTTCAGCATCTCGGATATACCCGTCTGCTTGGTTTTGATAGAGAGACATCTGCTTACCAATGATACCTCCAACTGCTATCCCACCAACAACATCTTTAGTCTGAGCTTCTTCAGATACAGCACGTTGGGTAAGTATGTCTTTCTCCGCTGAAATCTTAGTTGTTTGTATTAGAATCTGAGCTGCTTGATTCTCTGTATTAATTATCTGCTTACCTACCATAGTAGTCTGAGCATCCTGGTTTGCAATCTGAGAATCTTTAACTAATAAATCTTTTTGAGCATTTAATACTGCTTCATCTAGAACCTCTCCCTGCTTACCTTGTAAGATAACTTGTGTATCTACTAACGCGATATCACTATCTAATTTAAGTGTTTGCTTCTCTATGCCTAAGGTTTCCTTCGCTATCTTATCTATTTGAGCCTGTAATAGAGTACCTTGTAGTTTAGAGTTTGCAATTTCCTCATCCATTAAACGTACTCTTTGATTTGATTCTTGTAACTTAATAAGGAAGTTAGAACCTTCACTCATAGTAGTCTGTAGAGCTCCTAAATAAACTTGTGCAATGTTCTCCTCAGTCAACCTACCGGCATCAAATTGTACTTGAATATGTGAGTTTACTGCTCGCATCAGTTCATCAAACGCACCTGCGCCTTGAGCTTCGCCACCAGTTAAGGAAGCTAATGATAATTTTTCATCTTGTAGTGCCATAGTATCTTACCTCAATGTTGTGAAGCCTTTCTGCTTCGTTAATATGTCTGTTTGCTCCACTGTAAGTGCTGTTCTAGCAATAACACTTGCAGTTTCCTCTATTTGTGTAACAACCTGTTCTGTAGCTAACAGCTCTTGGGTGTCTAACAGGACTCCTTGCTTGATAGTATTTTCTGTTTCATGGTCTAAGAGTTCAGCTTGACGGGAAAGTATAGATACTTCATATTCTATTTTAGGTTGGGAGAGTGCGTACTGCATAGCAGTCTGTAAAACTGTTTGCATAGTTCCCAGATATACTTCCGCAAACTTGTCTCCAGTGATACGTCCAGCATCATGTTCACCTTTAAGATGTTCCCGGGCAATGGCCATAGTCTTATCAAATGCACCATTACCTGAAATAGTGCCCTCAGTGAAATCATTAATATCAAAAGCAATGATAGGGGTGATAGGTACATGTGGTATCGTCATATTATTTTCCTTATTTGTAAAAAAAGTCCTGACAGTATACTGCAGGACTCTATTAAATTATATACCGGTTCAGATATTAATCGATTGCGCCTCTAGCTGACTGGTCAGCTGCTAGGTCTTTAAGTTGTTGTGTAGTTAATGGCTCTAGTACTTCTACTGAGAATTCAGGGATAAACACATTACGTGAAACCTTTCCACCTTTACCATCAGGCTCTTCAAGAGTCTTACGGAACTTACGGTCCTTCAAGGTTGTGAATATAATAGATTCAACATGCCACTCAACATCAAAGGGAACGAAACGCTTAACTGTTCCTACCATCTTGTTTGATACTGAGAAATACTCACCTTTAGATTCCCTACGAGTAGGATTCATATTTACAACACGACAGCGTACTAATTTAGTAGCATCTTTGATGTGCCCCTTACGTGCTTCCATCTTGTTCATACCAACTACTTTCTTAGTAGCTACTGGTTCTTTTGCTTTTTCAATCTTAACTTTAAGTTTATCCACACCAATTGAAGGATGATATTCCAATCCCATATTATCTGCGATTACCTTAAGTGCATCAATCTCACTCTCTTCTTTAACTACTTCTGGAAATTCTTCTGACATATTATTTCTCCTTTATATTCCATTTCCCAGTATTGGGGAGGGACAATTAAAAAAGGCACCCTAAGGTGCCTTCTGATTACTTAGTGAATTGTATCTTACAACTCAGCTACAGTTTTTGCAAGTGCAATACGTTCTGGACGTAAGAACAAGGTTGCATAGAACCATTTGATTGAACTGAAACCAGTCTCACCATATGGGTCATGTGCATGTGCTACTGCTTCGCCAGGCATCTTAGTAAAGATTTTGAACTTAGTAGATGCACCATCAGTTTGGAAACCAACAGTAGTGAATGAACCATCACCAATACAAAGCATTGGGAAGACATCATACTTAGCACCAGTCTCACGGTAACCTTCGTTAGCCGTTACAGTTGCGCCAACACCAGCCCAATGAGCCATCTCTGGAACAACTACTAAACGGAACTCACCAACTTTACCGATTTCACCATTAATCATGTCTGCGCCTTTCTTGTAATCACCAGCATGTGCGTACTGTTCAACAGGTACGAATGCAGCATTACCGAAAGAATCAACCATTTTAGTAACGGTAGGAATCAATTCAGAACCGATATATAACACACGTCCTGCACCGATAGTACGAGTATCAACCATACGAGAACCGGATATAATCTTAGTTTTCTTAGGGGTACGGTTGTTATCTAAATCTATAGACATACGTTGTAAATCTTCATAATCGATTAAAGAAACAGTACCTTCACCAGTTACAGTTACATCAGAAGTAGCAGCACCACCGAAACGAATAGTACCTGCACCAGCAAGCAAATCGATTTGAAGTACATCTTCAGTGATTTCGTTAGCACCCATGATAAGCTCACGAGACAAGTGCTCATATAACTCAGCTTGAGTATCGAAGTCTAAAGAATCTTTAGTGAATTCAGTGAAGAAACCTAACTTCTGTAGTTCAGCTTCAATCGCTACACGAGTGAAACCAACACGGTTAACACGACCACCTGTCTCAGAAAGAGTAGGAAGTTTAGCAGTGATTACACCGATATCTTTACTTGAACCATAAAGGTTACCATCTGGGTTAGTACCAGAACCACCTTGACCACCTGATAAAACACCAGCGGCATCGATGCCTTGGTCATTCAGGTTGCGGTCATCAAGCATAGGCATGAAGTGGTATTTCTTAATTTTCTTACCAAAATGCTTAGGCATAGCCGTAACATCTGCAAGAGGTGAGAAGTAGACTTCTTTAGCTGATTCGATTAAAGCTTTCTTGTGGTAGTAATCAAGATTAAATTGTTCACCTACATCAGAATTAGCACCATTGCCCCATTGAATTTGACTTGTATCATTTGACATAATTATTTTCTCCTATTTAGAATTTGAATTTTTCGAACTCCTCTTCAGACATTTCCAGTGGGTTAAAATCATTTTTAACTTCCTTAGATTGCCCAGAGTTCTTAACAGGACTAGCAGCTTTGCGTTTGTCCGTTCTTTTTTTATCGCTTGGTTTTGCTTTCGGCGCAGTTTTAACTACAACCTTCTCGTTGGCCTTTGGACCATCTATAGTAATCTTACCGGCACTTGCCAGTTGATCGCCTACTTGCTTATAAGCATCAAAATCAGAAACACCTTGTAGTCCCCCAAATACTTTAATTCTATCAACTTCCGCCTGTACCATAGCGTAAGTGCCATTGGATACGTGGGTGTTAATTACATCAAGTACATGTGGTGAACTCGCAATATCACGCTTACTAGATTCATCCCATTTAGAAGAAACGATGTCCATGGTATCTGCAAATGATTCAGTTTCCTGTATACGGGAAATAGCTTCATCCAGTTCTACTTGGTGGTCGCCAACAGTATGATTCTTAGGTGTGTATTTGTTCTCTTCAGTTGTTGTAAGGTTCAGAGGGTCAATGTTATTGTCTCGAACCAGCTGAGATATAGCTTCGGGATTGCCTTTGGCTACATCGATTAAAAGGTTTAACTTAGCTTCATCAAGAAGCTCATTGTTTTCTAGCATTTTCATTAGTTTAAGATTTGGCTTCAGAGCTGACATCTTCTTACTGTAGTTAGCACCCATCTTCATTAGTGTATGTGCTTCCTCAACAGTTTGAACTGACATCTCTGAACCATTAGCTTTAAATGGTTCTAGTAATTGTTTATGTAGAGCTTCATAATCTACCTCTTCTGAGTCACCGGCTTCACCTTCTTCATCGGTGTCATCTTCAGACGACAAGTCGTCTTCATGACCCTCTTCATCGGATTCGCCTTCTTCCTCATCTTCGTCATCGTCTGACTCAAGGAGGGTGTCTTCTTCTTCAGCAACATCATCAGTAGTTTCATCTTCTACGTCATCCTCAGCTGTGTCTAACTCAATAGAGGTTGGTTCATATGATGGTGCTTCCATATTAAGGAAGTCTTCATCACTCATACCTAAACTTTCATTTACTTCAATTTCATTATTATCCATATATATATTACTCCACTAAAATCCAGTCGTCTGCTAACACATCACTCTGACTTGCTAACCAAGGTATTACTTTATCATCTGCAGTCTTCATATCAATATGAGGACAGTAGTTGATTTCAGTTCCCTCAGGATAAATACCTAACAAAGGGGCACGGTTAACCTTAAAGGTTGAACCTGCTACTAAGAATAAAAACATACCTTTACCATTCCATCCTAGTCTTGCCACCTTCTTACCTTCTTTGAGTAAGATAACAGCATCTCCAAATGAGACTCCTGTTGATACATCTTTATAGGTATCTTCGAATACGTCAGAGGGTAACCATGCAACATGACCTACATCCCCTAACTGCTCTACTAGATACCCTGTATCATCCCCATCTTCATCTTCAGGTAACGTCCAAACACGGTACTCATTATACTCTAGGCGTGTCATGGGGGTACCATGTACCTGCTTAGTCCCTATAAAGGTACTCAATTATTCTACCCCTTCTGATAACCATTCAGCTTCTGCTTGATCAATCTCTACAAGAGTGTTCTGCGCTTGTTCTGCTTTGGTATAGATAGTGGATAGTGTGTGATTCAACATGCTGACCATAGCTAGTAAGGATTCTAAACTCTCTTGAGCTAGTTCCGAATTACCCGGGCGTTTGAACATTCCCGCAGCTTGTAGAGGAAGGTCCTTAAGAATGTAATCTTCGAATACGTTCTTGAATGCTCGCGTCTTACGCAACTTATCCAAGTCATCTGCTAATTCCACAAGGTTCTTTGCTTCATCACGTGCTACCTTAATCTGTTCTAATGGTGTCATATATATACTCTCCTAATGTGTGTCCTCCCTCTGTATGTTAGAGGGAGATTACTTGTTTAATTTAAAGTGTAGTAGAGGTAGTACCTTCATCTTTAGATGGTTCTAATCTCTTCTTTAATACTTCTAATTCCATATTACCCTTGGCTTGTGCTTTACCTTTCTCTAAGTCACGTTCTTGGTTGACTCCACTTTCCTCTTGGACATAGTCCAAGTTCTTACGGTCAGTATCGGCACCCTTGTTCACAGCATTAGCTTGTGCAGCTCCAGCTTCGGCATTTATCTTATTAATCTCAGCTTTCACCCTCTGATTCTCTAACTGTACTCCTTCAAGTTCTGCTTGTTGCATTGCTTGAGCAAACTCGTCAGGAGGAGGCGGAGCAAAGTCCCTAATCTTCTGGGCTAATTGTGGCATTTTACGCAAGTCTGCTATTTCTGCAAGTATTATTTTATAAAGGTCTAATCCGAACTGTTGACCGGTAGTCTGCAGCATGAATGCTAACTCCTTGGCCTTCTGTTCATCTGCCTCTGCAGTAGAGATGCTTAACCTAAGGTCGAAGTACCCCATAAGGTCATCACGGCGTACTGTAACGAACTCCTTATTAGTAACACGTATAACCTGTTCCTCATCTAGGAACTCTTGGTTCATAGCTATTACTTTACGTGCTATGTCCCTCATACCATTGGCCAACCTACGTAGTATACCCATCTCTCTATTAGCTGCTGCACCTAATGCACCATTAGCAGCTGCTGCTGTATCTCCTAACCCTGCTCCACTAATGCCTTCATTGAATGCCTTGATGCCACTAAGTGACTCAGCTTCATTGTTCTGATGCATAACCATCTGGAAGGCACTGTTAGGTAGTTCAGGGTAGGTATGGTTAATGACTGCATTACGCACATCAACACCTGGGTTGAACTCATAGTCTGCACCCTTCTCCCACTTACGTTTGTTAATAACATCTAATGCATCCTTACGGATACCTATCTGACCATTAGCACTACGCGCCATAACATCTATCATACCACGTGTTACTGCACCTAGTATGTTCTGGTTGTCTTCTAGTAGTTCACCATCAGGCTCACCATACAAAGACTTCTTAACAGGTAGGTATGGTATTACTACGAAGGGTAACTTACCGTCAGGGTATGGGTTCTCTTCAAGACGAACCAGTGTATCTCCTACCCAAGTAGCTACTATAGGTTTAGTCATCCCGTCTCCATCAATGTCCCAGAATCCCCAGTATTCACGAGCAACTAGTTTCTTACGGGCATCATCTTGGAATGCAAAACCATCATTAGCATAATCAGCTTTGTGGTCCACATCAGCTAAGACAGATTGAGTGTTGTCCTTAATCTTATCAAGATTAGTAAACCTACCATCTTTCTCCATCTCAGACTTAGAAGTCTCAAAGGAGTATATGATGAATTGTGCTTTATCTAAATCACCTTTACAACTTGGGTCAATATGTACATTAGCAAACTCACATACCTCTAATGTAGGATGATTCTTAACAGTTACTTCCTCAGTGACCTTATCTACACCCGTCTCAGTTACCCAATGAGGTCTACCTGTGGCCTTAGATACTTCAATCGCTTTTAGAACTTCATCAGGGAGAGTAACAGGGTCAGCTTTGAATGCTTCTTCTAAGTTATCAATCTTACGACTGTTCTCTTCTAATGGTGCAATCTCAAAAATAGGATAATCTACTTCTTTAGTTACAGTTTCAGATGCCCAACCAACACGGACTATAACAGTACCTTCATTCACACAAGTACGTACATACTCATCAATGAACTTAGTCTTATCTATCCTAGTATTGAATTGGTTATTTAAAAGTAATTCATTCTGTTTAGCACTATCTAAATCTTCAAAGGACACTGGGTCAACATTGAAAATGTCAGGAGTATTTAAAAATGGTTCAGTAAGTGAAGTATACCTCCACTCTGCTTGCTTACGTATAAGCTTAGGTTTGACAGTACTCTTACCTTTAGGTTGAGAGTTAGCCTTAGAACTGAAAGGGTTAGTGTTATCAGTCTTAGATGCTGGAACTGACCTAACGTTTAAGTTATCTAACCAATGTGTAATCTTAGCTGTTTGAGCGTCATGACTGCTTCGTGAATTAGAATAGTCAGCTTTTAAGTCTGCCAATTCAGGTTCATTCTTCCAACCGGTCCCAAAGGAAGCTGTTTGCTCTTTAGTATCTTCTTGCATATATTCCTTCCTTACTATATTTGATTGAGGATTATATAGGGATTCATACAGAAATCAATATATACTCTTATATCGGACATGTTGGTGCCACTACGTTACAGTACCCAGCTTCAGATATCAATTCCTCAATAGTGACAACAGCTGTAGATAAAGCTGTCACCTCAACATAAGATACCTTGTTATATTTATCAGTTTGTAATATTTCTAATGAGTACTTACCATTAGATAAACTAAACGTGTAAGTACCATCCAAACCCGCAGTAACTTTAGCTGATGTTGAGGCAATTACAGTAGATGTATCTAATGCCTTTACCCTAATTACCGCTTGGGGTAGGGGTTGGTTAGTAGGGTCAACAAGTGTCCCTGTTACTTGAATTGTCATTTTATTCTCCTATTTTAAGGTTGTACCCACATATTTGTTTGCTGTTCTCCCGCTAATAGCAGAACTCCTAAGAACTGCGGCCTAGTTAAATTAACTACAGTATTATCATTCAATACCCATACTTGAGTATCAGTATCATTTTGAAGTAAGGATATAGGTCTTAACATCCTGTTTTGAGACGTTTCATCCGAGTCAAAAACCATGCCCTCGAATTCTACAGTAGAACTAGCTAAAGAGTTCTTTCGTGTTTCTTTGAACTCATTACGTATTTCTTGTTCGGAAGGTACATGAATATAGTCACTAACCTCTAAAGTTTCAGGGTCTATTTTGTGTTTACCTATTTCAGCCGTAGGATGTTCCATTACACCTTTATGATCACTACTTCCAGGAGCCTCTCCATAAACAACACCAACAACCCTCCCTCCATCTTTTAAATATATAATCCACCTACTTCTTGACATAATTTATAGCTCCATCGTATGACGTATAACCGCCGCTAACATTACTCTGAGAACCTGATGTTAAAGTTAACACCATAGTTCCAGTTCTAGACCCAATCTCAGCATCGCTCCAAGACCTCATAGCAGGTGAAATTCTAGTTTCACCTCGAACTGTGAAATCATGGAAGAAAGTTTGGCCCCCTAAAGTTGACCCTCCAATACTTAACTGTGCTCGGGCATATACATTGCTTGTAGTTGCTCCATTATAATTAGTTTTAGAACAGGCTAGACTCATAAATATACTACCTCCGGCATAAGTACCTAGGGTTATAACATCGGAATCAGTTCCCCCTGTGCTATAAGAATGGAATATATCAATTGCAGTAGGAAGTGTTACAGCTTGGTCTGCTATTCTCAACGAATCTACTGCAAGTTGACCTATCTTAGCTGTCGTGATAGCCGCATCTGCAATATCTGCTGTATCAATCGCAAGGTCCGTAATATATGACTGACTAGTGGTACTTCCCACTCCTGCCATTATAGCACCAGCAATCTCTACATCAGAAGCAAATAACTTACCTACATCATTAACTCTAAAGTTCGCAGAAGCTGGGTTAGATGCTCCGGACCATAATCTCCAATCTTTATAGATGTTGGTTCCTCCCCCTAACCATGCTGGAAGAGTTGTGCCATCATACCCATTGAACCCTGCAGTAGTTGAACCAGAGCCTGCAATAATAGTAGTCTGGGAGTTTATCTCATTACCTGTAATAGAATTAGATACAAGTCTATTTGCTGACAAAGTATTTTTAACAATTACATCTCCATCAAAATAAGCATTAGGAGTATTCCATGCGGGTGTTCCCCCTACTGGAGTAATACATCTACGTCCATCAGTAGCAGTTGGATTAGGAGATACATCAACAAAGAATAAATGATCATCTAACTGAGGTGATCTACCAAAATTAGTTATGAATTGGGCATTAGCTGAAGTATCTCCAGGCCATACACCACCATTTCCTACTATAGTATACCAACCACTACCATTAAGTCCTGGAATTCCTTGGTCACCCTCTGTAACCACCCCATCTTCCCCTTTTATTTTAAGTATTTGCCATACCCCTACAACTCCATTAGTAGTTACACGTTGAGCCATCCATATATCAGTAGGTACAGCATTAACATGCCAGTTGCCTGAATTATCAGAAGGATTTCCGGGAGTATCTTCAACACCACTAAACTGAAATTCAAGCCCAGCTGTATCAGTCATTTGCCTAGGAACGGTCCATGTAGCTTGTTGAGGTGAAACACCGGTCTCAGTGAATATACGTGAAGACCCCCATAATATTGAATTACCTGATGGAATACCATCCGACCATCCACTTGTGGTAGGAATAGGACTACTCCAACTACCTCCACTAGGAGTTCCAGTACTAGACGCCCTTTTAAAAACTAAAGACTTAAATGCAGGAATTCCTTTGTCACCTGTTTCCCCTTTTATCTTAGTTATGTTCCAAGCACCTACAACTCCATTAGTTATTTGACGCTGTGCCATCCAGATATCTGAACCAGTAGCATCATTATGCCAATTAGCAGCATTAGCTGTAGGATTACCCGGAGAAGTAACAGCAGAGTATTCAAAGTCCAGTGTGTCAGTGTCAGTCATAGCCTGAACTGGTGTCCAGACACTTTGTTGAGGAGTAAGTCCATCTATACTAAATACTCTGGTACTTGACCATAACTGTAAGTTACCTGAGGGAACCCCGTCACTCCATCCACTCGGTACTGGAGAAGCAAAGCTAGCTCCTGTGGGTAAAGTTGGAGTTCCTGTCTGTCTTTTAAATACAATAGATTTGAAGTTGGTTTGTCCATCCTCGCCAATTATTTTATTTACCTGCCAAGCACCAAACACACCATTGGTCTTAGTACGTAATGCTACGAAGATATCTGCACCAGTAGCTGTATTGTGCCAATTTCCAGGATTATCCGTAGGATTTCCAGGAGTAGGGAATACAGTTGAGTACTCATAGTCTGTCAATGCTGTATCTGTCATTGCTACTACAGGTTGCCATACTGATTGCTGTGGAAGGTTACCATCTTCAGTAAAGATACGTGTGGTTCCCCACATCTGTAACTCACCTGAAGGTATACCATCACTCCAACCCGCTGGAACTGGAGTATCCCAATCTCCTGTAGTAGGTAATGTGGGTTTTGTACCTGAGCGTTTAAATACTAATGATTTATACGCTGCAAATGCATGCTTTCCATTTTCCCCAGATATCTTAGTAATATTCCAAGGGCCTGGAATACCTTCTAAGGTAGTTCTCTGTGCTAACCATAAATCATCAAGGGTAGCTACATTATGCCAATTGGCTGGATTATCTGTGGGATTTCCTGGGGTAACTGCATCTGAGTACTCAAAGTCAATCTCAGCAATAGTTGAAGTTGATTGTGGAGTTGCCCAAAGAGCTTGTTGAGGGGAAGCACCAGTTGAGGTAAATATCCTAGTAGTCATCCATAGTCTGTCCGTACCACTAGGTACGCCATCAGACCAGTAAGATGGAACAGGTGTTCCCCAACTTCCTCCGGTAGGAGTAACAGGTAGGGTAGGTGCCCTCTTAAATACGATTGACTTATATGATGCAATACCATCAATACCATCCTCACCTTTAATTCGTGTAACATCCCAAGAACCAAATACACCATTTCGTTTACGGCGTACAGCTAACCAAATGTCAGCTCCTGTAGCATTATTATGCCAGTTGGGTACGTCATCAGTTGGATTACCGGGATACTCCTCCACAAAAGAATACTCAAAATCAATTAAGTCAGTATCTGTCATAGCTCTTACCGGAGTCCACACTAACTGTTGTGGGGCAAGACCATTAAGGGAAAATATACGAGAAGTAGACCACAACTGTAAATCTCCTGCAGGAACCCCATCATTCCAGCCTGTGGGTACAGGAGAATTCCATGAACCATCTGTAGGAAGAGTGGGTTTAATCTCTGAACGTACAAACACGGTAGACTTATAGGCTGAGGTGGATACGATTTGAAATGGGTCTGACCATGGACTATCAATTAAACCATTAACAAACCTAGCCCTACGTTCATAAGAATCCCCCTCCATAAAGGTATCATGCCAAAAGTTAATTCCATCAACTGAGTACTGTGAACGTATTTCAATTTCGTCCCCACTTTCACCTTTGATTCTAGTAACCGCTGACCAATCTCCAGGAACACCATTCGTTACGGTACGTTCTCTTCGAAAAGCATCCCCAGATTTCATTGAAGGGGTCCAAGAAGTTGCACCATCAGGAGAATAATTAAACTCAATAAAAATGGTATCTCCAGGATTCCCTGTAATAGTATCGTACCTAAACTGATAAGGGGTTCCCCAAAGGTTTGGATCAACTACCCCATTCACAGAAATATTCTCCCTCCTCCAGAAGTCTGACCCCAACATGTCATCATGCCAAGGCCCAAGAATTGAATCAGAGAACTGGAATACCTGAAATATAGTATCTCCGTCTTTAACAATAATTGGGTCTCCATTTGCATCTTGTAATTGAGATACCCTAAACTGCCCTCTAACTCTTACAATATCGTTAGCTGTATCTACTTCAAAAGTATCATTTCCTAGTCTTCCAACAGTTAAAGAATCCACAACTACCTGCTTACTGCTACTGGTTCCATCATTGGTGTGAGTATCACTAGTGACCTTAGTACCTACAGTATTGGAGTAAACATCAGTACTTAACGTATCTGAGTGTGTAACTGAGTCCTCAAATGTGGTACCTATTTTAATACTCTGAGTGAATACATTGCTATTTAGAACAGTAGTGTGAATCACTTCCCCTGTTGAGGTAGTCATTGTACCTTTCGTACCTACAGACGTAGCATCAATATCTAACTCAGAAGTGTAGGTAGTTCCTTTGAAGGTTATAGTTCTATCATCATTCAAACCTGAAGTATCAATAGTACTTTCCAACAACTCCGTGTAATCAGGAGCCACCTTTGAACCAGTGACACTTAGTGAGTCATTCACTATTATGGTCTCTTGGTAAGTATGTGTACCTGAAGTTACCTTCTCTGATTGGGAGGCTAAGGAGTTGTCAACATCATCTGAGTAAACTAATACCTGTTTGGTTACCTGAGCATCACATGACTTAACATCAGTATCATATGTAGCCTTACGTTCTAAAGCATCATCACTGACATCAGTAGTCTTTATCTCAGCAACATGTACTAACGTGTCTACCATCTGGTCTCTATTAACACGACTACCGGTTAGAGGTGAATCCTCAAGAACCTCAATCAAGTTTTGCCAGAAAGGGGGATACGTAATGTTTTCTATTTCAACCGGGTCAGAATACTTAAGTAAGTCAGGTAGGTTTATAGGTGTGGGAGTTCCACTGTTTACTATCAAGTCTCCAACAGACATGAACGTATCATTTAACAGTATCTCCATATAAAACCAACCTTCTGTCAGATTAAAATTATATGTTCCATTGGAATCTGTAACCTCTAAACTAACTATTTCCTCTACTACCGAGTTAGCTTCTCGGGTAGTTATTCTTATCTCATGGGCAGGTAAAGGATTACCTGTAGGGTCACCTAATACCCCTGTTACATTAATCATAAATTCTCCTTTAAATAAAGTTTGAGTATACTAACAAAAAAGGAACCCTAAGGCTCCTCTTTAATTATCTACTTTATCCTATTAAATCCTCCATACAATTGTCCCATTAACGCTTAATTCTATATCAACTAATACAGAACCGTTATAATACTTCACGTCACTTACAGTACTTGCACCATATTGCAATTTATTTATTGGGTCACCACCACCACCACCGACATCACTAGCTATCCACCAAGCATTAGGCTCTGATTGGTTATCATATTCTATTGATATTTGGTCTGGTGTTACTGATCCATATTCAACTGAGCACCATTGCTGCTTCGCGTCAACGCCGTCAGTGGTCAACGAAGCCGCTGATATACCGTAAGCAATATCAGGGTTAGTTGTCGGGGACGTGTCCGTAAAACTCGCAGTTTGTCTATCCTGCGCGCCGTTCAGATAATGCGTGACTGTCTGAGCTGATGTGTCAAAAACGCATACAGCGTGATACCATGTTGCTGTTGACAATGCTGTTGCTGCGGCCTGTCCTGCTGCGTCATTTCCGCCAAAAGTATATAACGCAAGTTTGTCAGCTTGAGTTAAACTTATAACTGCACCGTCAGTTCCGTCATAAAGCCCTATGGCTCTTTGAGAACTGTCTCCAGTGGTCACAAACGAATTAAAATTAATCCATTGCCGAAATATGTACGAACCGCTGTGACTAGCCCCTACAGCATGAAAACCGCTAGTGTTATTACCATCAAACGCTCCTTGGCCGTTGAACCCAGTGTTATTCGTCGTAGCTGTTGACACAGTAGTTAAGTTTGCATTATTCCCTGACGAATCTATCAAATCCCCACCATGCCTAACATCTTCTAAGTCAACCCACACTGCATTCCTACCAAACGGGTCTCCTACTGCTGGTTGACTTACCCCAGTATTGTCGCCCCATACATAAACCAACTGATTAGATGCTACACTCGGAACCAGTGTCCATACAACATTTAACCCATCTACTATTTCAATAGGTAACTGCACTAGACCAGCGATATCAGATGTAAACCTTAAATCCCCACCGCTTACGTCAAGTGCTGCTTTCATTGCTACTGTGAATTCAGTGTTAGGCTTGACTAACATAGGTACATTAGTGGCTGTGCCTGTTATTGTCGGTGCTTTTATATCACCAAGTAGGCTGAACCCTTGCTCTATTAGTGTGGCATCAGCTGCAATCCACCAAGATCCTGCTGTGGATTGGTTGTCGTATTCTATTGATATCTGACTGTCTGTAAGTGTTCCATTGTATATTCTATAGCCTTCAATCTGACCATCCATGAATGCATCATTCTGGTTTTGAAAGTTCCTCGCACCAATTGATATTCGGTAGGGATTATCCACAACCCTTGTCACTGTTGTTGCAACAGACCCCACCTCAACACTATCTTTTAGTACTGAAAGCTCTGTATTTGAAAACCTGCCTACAGAGTGAACCCATGTATTAGTTGCTGTGCTTCCAGTCCCACTTAAAACTTGAAAGCTAGCCCCACTTTCCGCCCATAGTATCGCCAAGTCAGCGTCTGGATTATCTCTGTATACTAACCATGAATAATCATCGAAATCACCTGTTGCAGTTATGGATGCTACAGTGTTGTTAGTTCCCGTATATGACTCATTCCTAACCCACGATGTGACTGTGTGTTCGATAGGCAATGACGATATATTTGCCGCTAAATATCCTCCTGTAAAGTCATACGAACCCGAGCCAATCTTGCTCGTCGTGCTTGGCGTTGCATTTGCTCCAACTAAATCTGCCAGATTACCAGACGAATCCGTTAAATCAGCTAAATGATAAACTGCCTCATAGTCAACCCAAACCGCATCCCTACCAAATGCAGCCCCTACCGCTGGTTGACTAGCTCCTGTATTGTCACCCCAAACATGCAGCGTTTGCCCTGATGATATAGATATACCAGCAGTACTAACCCAAACAACATCTAAGCCGTCAACAATCTCACATGCTAACTGAGTTAATCCTGCAGCATCAGAACTGAACCGTAAGTCACCACCACCCACATCAAGAGATGCAAGCATGGCCACGGTAAATTCAGTATTAGGCTTGACTAATAACGGAACGCCTGTAGCTGCGCCTGTTATCGTTGGGCCTTCTATTGAGCCTAGTAGTGTGAAGCCTTGCCCAGATAAGGTTAGGGCGGCCGCAATAAACCC